CACAAGGGTTTTAAAATGTCAACCGCAAAATTTTTTACAACAAAAAAGCCCGCTGTTTTTATGTACTAGCGGGCTTTTGTTCTCGTTTGTTAATTAATTCTGCTCTAACACTGTCAATTAATTTTATTAATTGAACAGTTAACTTTCTATCGGCTAAGTCAACTTCCATATAATCTAATATTTCGGTTAGACCTATAAAGCTTTTACCTAAATATAATCCATTAAAACCTTCCCACTCATCTTTTAACATACGATAAACACTTAGTGCTTGTTGTACGTCTAGTGGAAAATCTTCATATTCTATAGGTATTTCGCTTTCAACAGGTTCGCTACCCATCATGTCACACATCTCTAGGTAGCTTTCTCTAGTCATGCCAAGTTGCTGATTTTGAAAGTAGTTATTTAGTTGGTTTTCAACTCCTTGGAGCTGATCTTGGAAAAGTTTCCCAGGTCACTAACCTGTTCACTAATAAAACTATCAAAATCGCTGGAATTCTTCATTAGATACAAGGCGTTTTCTGCCGAGTAATTTAATTGATCTTCTGGATCTAGGTGGCTAACATCTACTGGTGCCAGTTGCTCTAAGTATTTGATTTTTAATCCGGTCCAGCCTTTTACTGCATTTTCTACATATAGCTGTAAAAATAATTCATCATTTAATTCTTCGTGTGGTTGACGATTTTTAAATGTAGTTTTTGTAGCGCGTTTACGAATATTTACAATTGTTTCACGACTTAAAAAAGCTAGGTCAACTTTAAAACCTGGCATGCCAGGATACTCTACCTCAATACTTTTTGAGGGAACTAATAGTGATTTTAAACTAAGGTCTGCCATTGTTACACTTGGTTGATGAGACCGGTTAAACACCGGTCTCGGTTAATAAAAATTTATGCGTAATATTTTAAATTAATTTCGTTGCTTTGTGTTAAGTCAAATACTTCTGATCCGCTATTTCCACTCTTGCCTTGTGCTGTAAAGTTAATTGTTGTTGAAATAACTTGTTCAGTAGCTATTGTTGGAATCGTAAGAACTACAGCAGGCATCTCTATTTCTACACGATCTGTAGCTGAACTACCACCTATAGCTATTTTAATATAAAATGCAGGGTCTACATCTGTTGTTGCATTACTTAATAAGTCACCTAGTAGACCAGCTGTTTCGTTAGTACCTGTGCGTAAATAAGCTGTCATACTGCCACTAATTGCGCGCGTACCAGCAAAGTAAGTAGCTGGTTGATTAACAACACCAAGTACAGCTGGAGTTAAGTAACTAACATTATTACTAATTGTTAAATTACCGCCTGTTAATGGCATATTATATGTCTTAGTAGGAGTCGAAGGTGACGTAATAGCTACGCCACCAATATTTGATTTTAGAGTAACTACACTTAACTTATTAGCTATAAAGGAAGCAGCAGTAGTTTTCTTAGTAAATGTTGTACTTGTGCCTGCTGAAAATAATGCTTGAGTTGTTGTATCAGTTTCGTTGGCTTTCTGTTGAAAATATCCACTAGTATCATCAATAGTAGGAGCATTTATTCTGCGTATAGCTTTAGCTTGACCTGCCCACTGTATACTAGCAATAGCATCAATACCGAAATCAATAGTTGCTGTATTTAATACACAATCATCAATTAAGAAACAAGTCGTATCAATTAGAATAATTAATCCAAAACGTTGAAGTTGATGAGCATTACTACTTGTAGCTACAACTGTAGCCTCACTAGCTCCATCAGTCCATGCATTAGCATTACCTGTTCCAGTGAATAGTGCATTCCACAGTGGTTTTTCTTCAGCGGTAATTAGAGCTGCACTTCCAGCTGCTATACTAGCAGTTACAAGTGGTAGTGTTGTTGCTTCTGCTCCACTATCTGGATCAACAATAGTAATACTAGGTGCAGAAGTATATCCACTACCTGGATTTACTAGATAAATTCCTATTAATTTTTGATAGCTGCTAGTGGCGGGATCAGCACCAAAAATAGGTGCAAATGTTGCTGTTGTTCCGCCAGCAGAGTCTGGGGTGCTAGCATAAATAAACGTATTTAAACCATAATTTGCAGCATACGCTTGTGTTGCCGCACTTGCAGTTACTATATTGGCTGGGTATGCTGTAAGCAGTGTTGTACTAGCACCACTACCTGCTGTAACTGCGGCTGTAGTAGTTCCCCAAGTAATACCAGTAACATAACCACCTGTAGTATCTCTAAAAGGGCGTATATACGTAGTCATATTAAAATCAACTGGATCTAGCTGTGTATTAAAACTACGTTGACCACGAACTGGTGCAGCCCCTGTTTCATTTAATGTAACTGTTTCACTAGTAGTATTTTGACTAAAGCCGAAACCATCTAATACCTGGATTTCTCTGGTATTACCAGTGCTTATCGCTGGAGCTCCTGTGCCACCAATTACGCCTAAGCCAGAACCACTTGTTCCTACTGCAGTAGTAAAGAATACTCTACTATTACGAAGTAAATTAAAACTCATCTTTTTATCCTCTCAAGAGGTGTTCCTACAGTCACTACTAGACGTTTATCTGTATTAGACCTTGTGAACACGGTTTGCTTACATGATCTGATAGCGAACCTGTAAGTTAATCTCGCCAACTGCATAGGGAGCTAAGAGGCCCTCGTCCGTAGTTATTGAGTCTATTAATATTTCTGTTGTTTCATAATTATTGTCTGTGTCATATATTAGCTGACGATTTGCGTCTATACAACGTTCTAGATCTTCTAATAGCTGCTCAAGTTCTTCTTGTGCAGTGTCTTCACTTTTACAGTAAACTTTTACACATACGCCAAGCATGCCCCAGGCAAAATCTGCTGGATGATATTCACGCAGTTCAGTGCCAGGGCTTAAGTATACACTAGGAAAATCATTTATTTCATCCCAGAACTTTAACTTGGCAAAACTTAAACCTTGTAGGTTAGTTACATATGGCGCTGTGCCATCTATGGTTTTAAACCGCTCGGCAAGGGCCTTGACTATACTAGTTCTTCTGCTCATACTAATACGGCCCTTAATCTTGTTATCTTGGCCTGTGCTGCTAGTTCTCTAATAGATTTTGAGATTAGCAGTTTAGGGTCTCTACTACGCGGTGATTCTTGTTTACCACCTTGACTAAAAGTAGCATAAGGATTGCGCATATAATTATAGTATGCAGTAACCATGCCTTGTCTGCTCTCTGTTAACCGTTCCACCTTTACACTCTCTGCAAATCTTCCACTGCGTAAATTTAGTATATCTCGTCGAGAGCCGTTTCCCATGTTTTGTTTTATTGTACGTACAAGATTTGTATTTAATAAAGATTGTAAGGACAGTAATTTATCAGCATTTAAACGTTTTTTAGTAGCTTCAGCTTCTAATAATTTTTTCTGCTGTCTTACTTTTTGTGTTATACCAGGATTTTTCTCGACTATTTTATCTAAACTTATTTTAGGCGTAGATATTTTTAAAGATGTTGTAATATTTTCTTTAGGTAATAAAGTTTTAATAGAATAAACTTTTCCTTTTCCAGATTTAATATTTTCTACAACAACATCTGTTATAGCTTGCATCAAATTTTTAGAACTTGTTGAAAATAATACAAGGTCATTTAATACTTCTTCTTTTGTCAAATCCTTAATAATAACAGTTTCAAGAGCTTTATTTATATCTTTATTTAAATCACTACTAGGATCATCAATAATTTCTGATAAAATATCTAAAAATACACCTTTAACATTTTTAGCTATAGTACCTTTTAACTTATTAAGTGCCTCTACTTCTATGGATAAACCTATAGATGTATTACTTACTTTTAAAGACTTAGCTAAATTTAAAGCTGTTTCTGGCTTTAATTCATACGTTTGTTGTTTGAATATTTGCCTAGATAACTCTTTAAATGCACTAATTTGTTTATTAGTATCACTAGAAAAAGCTTTATCAATATTTTTAGTAATATCGTCTAGTGTTAACAGATTGCTGCCTTTGGCAATATCCTTAAAACTTTTAGATTTTTTAAGGAATTTTATTAATTCTTTTCTACTTTGAATAGCATCTAAAGAATCTAAAGTATTTTTAAATGATACTATTAAAGCAAATATTTTTGAAATATCTTTTAAATCTTGTTCAGATATTTCATATCCAGTGGACAATTCAAAACCAGGTCGTAGCTTTCTACCTTGTAAAAATATTTCTTTAGAAGCTTTATCTGTTAGCGCTAAGTTTAAAACGCTGTTAACATGTCCTATATTAATAGGTAAACCTAACGATCTACTACCTAATTCTGTAAATTCTTGGCTAGCTCGTTTAAATAATGTACTAATTTGATTCCAATTTTTTTGTGGTATTCCGTCTGCTAAGAGTTGGGCCGCTTTTTCCCAACTTTTATTAAATCCAGATTCGACATCTTTTCCTAATAATTTTATTTGGTCTTTCAGCTTTTCGCCGTTCTGAGACAAATAATAATTAGTCTGTTTTTCTAATACTTTTCTATAGTCTTGATTATTTTCTAGTACAGATGCGAAATTTTTAAATACTGCTTTGAGTATTACTTTTCTATCGCTACTGGCCATTACGCATAATCCGCTACATATTGATCTAGCACACGCTTAATATGCGCTGGAAAGTTCGTAGTAGCTACATATTGTATTTGTGTAACATTAGGAGTTACGTCACGATTAACATGTACTGCGCTATTATTCTTTGAATAATATTCTACAAGATCAAGTACAGCTAATTTGAGATCTTCTGGTACAAACTCATATCCGGCAAAATAACTAACTTTATATCCACGAGGATGTAATGCAAAATATCCAGGGCTAGCTACCATGCGAATACTATCACCATCCTGTATCCAGTCTGTAAACTCTACAAGGGTAGTTGCATAAGTTTTACCATAATTAGTACTTTGACTAACTTGTAGTACGTTAGTTACTGGAGTCTCTTTTAGTATTAGTCGGTCAAAACCACCATCAAAGTATTCTATTTTAGCTTCGTCATAGTAGTCAGTAAAATTTCTGCGGCAGTAGGTTTTTACTAACTGACTAACCTTGGGTATTAGCAAGTCGATTTCAGCATCTTTATTATTACTAGTAATACCAAGGTAATTTTTATATTCTGCTCTAGTTATTAGGTCAGCCATAAACCCTCCTCTGTCTCTAAAGACCAACTAATTGGGCTTTAGAGACAGGACTCTTTCGAATCCTGTCCATATAACTATAACTAATTAGGCTAAGTAACGAACTGCTACAACACCATGACCATCAGTTGTTGATAGTTGTGTCATACCAATACGCATACTTGCAACTAGTACGCTACGCTGATTTACAACTTCATCATCGCTGTCAACACGCATACCACGATGTGTTCCAACTAGGAAGTTACGTGGGTTAACGATAACTGCAGCAGCAGCACCGGCAGCGGCTGCATCAAAGCTTGCGCTAACGATAACTGGTGTATTACCAATGCTACCAACTTGACCTGTTAATAGTGTAGCATTTGGACCAGCTTTATCTACTGTTAGGAAGTTTGTATCCTCTAGTAGCTCAAAGTAAGCCTGTGTGCTTACAAATGCTACTAGTTCGCTAGGATTTAATCCCCAAGCTGCTAGCTTACGACGAGCTTCCATCATCTTAAGAGCTGTCATAGCTGTGCTTGTTGTGGCTAGTGTAACTACTGGTTGTAGTAAGCTGCCATCGCCTGCAACTGGATCATATGTTGCTAGGCCCTTAAGTGGTGTGGTTGCATCACCTGCACCAATTAGCATGGCTTTGTCAAGTGTTTTAGCCATACGACGTGCCATTGCATCACGAATGATTGGTAGTAGAGGAATTAGTGTGTCCTCGTCTTCTTCAAACGCAATATACTCTTTTGTAGCTAGCTTATAAGCTGTTAGAGTAACTTCACCAATTGTATGTGTACGCTTTGTACCGCTGCTTGTACCTGTACCAGCAACTGTAGCACCCATATCTGAACCATAGTTAGCTGCAGCTACCCATGTTGCATCACTGCCTGTATCTGGGTTTACAGGAATACGCATAACTGGTTGTGGCATTGTAATGCTACTCATAGCACTAGACACAACTAGTTGACGACGCATTTCA